CCTCAAGAGTTTAACTCTGGCTACAGTATCCCCGGTAACGATGATCCTTTCTAATATTGCCCATGGAGATCCCATTTTAGTAACACACATACATCCTCCTAATCCTTTATAAAGAAATCTACCAGGATAATAAGTACCGCCAGGATTTTCAATAAATATTGCACAATATCCTTCCGAGACTATGGTTCCATATTTTGCAGCTGTAATATCAGTATTCAAATCGAATTCCTCATGTTCTTTCATTACACCCGAATAATCATCATCAAGATTAACTAATTCTATTCCGTTTGCAGTGATTTTTACAACCTCTCCCGCCTTAATAGCTTCATGCAATAATTGACCTTCCTTGAACTTATTTTCTCCTAATGCGACTCCTCCTTCAGATATATCACTTATTTCATTATTTACCATAATAATTCTCTCTTTCAGTTGCTCCCATTGGGGGTTTAAGGGCTGTCTTCTCCCTTTTTACTAAATTAATAATAAACATTATTTTTTCCTCATTTTCTTAGATGTTTCTGTTAGATTTCCAAAAGACATTTTTTTGTATAATGGTGCAATTACAGTTTGATCGCCTTCGGATTTTTTTTCTTCTTTAAAACCCTTTAGCTTTTGATCCTCTTTAGACCTCTGTGCCTTCAGTCTTCCTTCCCAATCATCAATCTCCTTCATTCTATTTGTTTTAAAGGTTAATAATTCTTGATATGATTTTTCTTTCTCCTGAGCTTTTTTAAAATATTCGGCAATTTCCTCATCGGAGATTTCTATTATCTCTCCTTCAGGTTCAGTCTTGTCTTCCTTCTCCTCCGGAGTTATCGGTTCTTTCTTCTTGAACTTGCCTTTATCATCCCTCTCCGCTTCAGGTTCTGGTTCTGGCTCGGTCTTATCGGGCTCAATTTCATCATCGGGCATTATTTCTTATCACCTCCAAATTTCTCATAAGCAGTAGCTAAGCATTGATCCTTAGTCATAGTACCATCCCCGCCAGACTCTTTAACATGTTTTTTCATACAACATCTAATCCATTCATTTCTCTTTTCGGTCATTATTTAATACCTCTTAATTGTTTTTGCTGTCTAATAATATCAATAGGGGTAAGGGAGTCTAATTCGTCTCCCTCTTCCTCTGATTTGGGCAATTCTCCCGCTTCGGGAAGGTGTCCGCCATCATCAAATTCAATCTTGGCAATCTTTTCATTTACAGCTTCCCCATCCTCCTGCCAGGAAATAACTTTTCTAATAAAATCTTTATACTCTCCAAATATAGATTTAAGATTTTCCCAGACTGCAATTGTATCCTCTCCGGCTGCACTTAGGGCACCTTTAGGATCTCCAATAAGATATCTCACTGGAAAACCACTCGCACCGGCAATAATCTTTAAGCAAGTCTCTAAGTCTGTAGAGAAGTCAATTGGAGCAGTAGAACCCAGGAACTTCATATCTGGGGGGTTCCCTTCTGCACTGGTCTTTAGAATCATATACCTACGATTATTAAGGTTTCGGACAGCAGTATGTAATGAATTTAATTCTTGAGTATATTGCTCAGGATCAACAATAATTAATAAGATCCCATTTCCTATCCTTGAATCATACATGGCCATAGACTCAAATATTTCTGTAAATCTAACTAAAGCATGCCAGCACCTTCTTATAATCCCCAATCCTTGTAGTGATCTATTATATCTACCGACATAATAATGAATAACGTCCTCAGGTGATAATTCTCTTGTCACTGGTGCATGGACAATTGAAGTCTCAATTCCCCCCTCCAATATAGGTAAAATAGTATAGGATTCTATTTTCAGGTCCTTATATTTTATTTTTTGAATATCTGAGGAATCATGAATAATCCATCCCCTATCATCTATAGGTGTTTTAAGGGGTTCCAATGCAATATAACCATGTGTCCGGGTTGATTCAATCGCCTCCTTCAATAAAATATTATATTGATTGTCTTCCCATGTATTCTCTGTCTCATCAAGTTCATTATCATTCTCATCAAGAAATATCGGAGTTCGAGCTGTTATCAATTCTGCGGTCTTTAGAACTAGATTTCCGGCAATTGGGTCCTCATCAAGTCTCATTACTCTATGCTCAGGGTTGGAATAATCAACAGCCGCCATCTTTAAGAGAGAAGGGATATATTTATTCTCACCATATTTACCCGCTCTATCTCGATTAAAGAATCCCATTTACCACTCCTCCCCTCCTTCCCATTCTGGCTTTTTTTCTTTAAATGGATCTCTCATTACTTCCTCTTCTAGCTTTCTCCGCGGTCTCCCGGGCTCAGTTCTATAAGGAACTTCCCTTCGAACCTCTCCAATAGGTTTCTTAAAGGGACCTCTTATGAGTCTATATGGTTTATTGGCTTTTCTTAGTTCATTATGTACAAACCTTCCCTTGCTCGGTGCATTATTCATGGCTATATAATAGGAGGGGGGAACGAAATAAGCATATTCACTTCCATTCTTAAAGTCCACTATAAGCTTGGCCATAGCATAGCAGAATCTAAGCACATTTGAGGATTCGGGAGTATTGATCCATGGACCATAATAATCTGCTGCTCCTTTAGCCCGAGCAACAAATCTCCCATCCTCTCTACCTAATGTTTTCCAGGTCATCTATTAAATATCCACTTCTCATTATTTTTATAATATTTATTAAAATAATAATATGCTATATGTAATAACATATCAACCCAATCATCATCAATTTTAGTTCCGTCATATTGAAGTAGTTGTTGTTTCAGTTTTTGAGTCTTAAGATGTATTAGATGATTATTTAAGAGAAAGCTTAGAGCAAACCAATACTTATCTTTATGAACTGAAAAATTAGATGTTTTAAACTTAAACAACTTATTCCGCATAGTTGCGACATCTCTTCTTACAAAACCACCTAATGGTGATCCCTCCATAATAAATAGGCAACTGTACCTAAAACCATATTCCTTAACCTTCGCTATAATCATATCACTTGTAGGATTGAACATACCCCATGACTCAATTTCATATATCTGTTCTTTTCTGTAAGCAATATTTCCCATGACTGTTTCATGTCCTAGACCAAAATCTACACCACATACAATCTCTAAATAATCTCTTTTAAATCCCTCGGGATACTCTTCGAAGGCGGCCTCTATATCTTCAGCTCTAAAGAATGCCCCTTCCGGCTCTACCCATTCCATCTTTAGTTCTTGTCTAATCATCCTATCAGACATCAACGATTTAACTGCATCAAATGAACCGGGAGCAACCCATGTTGCATCTTCCTCTCCTAACTCAAATTTCTTAAATTTAGGATTTATCCCGAACCAGAAATTATAGAATGGAGTTCCGGCTTTTGCTGTGCCAAATATCCATACACGCATCTTGCGACCAGTTAATAATTGCGGGACGATCTTACTCCATACTAACTCATCAACTTCTTGAGCCTCATCAATTACGAGAATATCGGCTTCATACGTACCGGTATCTGCTAGAGTATTTGAATGAACTTTGATCCTGCTCCCATTATTAAAAATAATTTGTTCTTTTGCAGGTCTTTTAAAAAGATTGAGTTTATGTTTTGAATCAATTTGTATAATCTGAGTGATAACATGACTTGCAGTATCCTTTTTGCTTGAAAGAACATGGATCTCTAATTCCTCTCTAGAACCTAGATAGCAGATTGCATTAGACATAAGGAAGGTCTTACCGGTCTTACGGCAACCGAGCAAGGATACCCAACCATCCCGGATCATTTCATTAAATATATTTAATTGTTTATCCGTTAACTTTTCAGTAAGAGTTGAATAATCTACAAAACCTTTATTTTCTGATTCTTCTTTTATTATGAATTTACTTGTTTTATCTGAGAATGAGATTGCGGTATTAAGTATCCTGGCATCATTAGTGCCTTGCTGTAGTATTCGATTAAGATTAGTCTCTATTAACCCAACCATATTTAGCAATTTAGGAGAAATTGACTTATCTAATATAAGAGTTTGTTGATCGGGAAGCTCTATAATATCGGAAATATCTTTGGTGAGGGGTGTGGAAGCCCCCCCACCTGTCGATGTATTATGGCTAAAAAGATTACCTTGATTGTCCAAAGGGACTTTTGATTCTAAACTCTTAAAATATCTTTTTATTGTTTTAACACAACATCCAACCTTTTGGGCAAGTTTCTTGTAATTGTCCTTAAGGTTTGGAAATATTTCTAATGTAGTCTTAATTAATGGAGTAAAAGATTTTCTAGCCATATTAGACAATAAAAAAATATGATAATTCTTATGATTATAAATAGACATCACACATTTAAAAATATGATGTTAAATGGTCGGTGTAGATTTAGTAATTTGTTAATAAATTATGACCTTACGGACTATTGACCGTAACCTCATTTTTTTCTTTTACCAAAATTTGGTAATTTGTTAATAATTCAAAATCTGAACTATTATGTATAAGATGCATAATTGTAAAAGTAAATATTTCTCCTGGATTTCTTATTTCATATCTATCGAGCACATCATTCAAAAGAATCCAGGTAAGAAAACTCGATATTAGCGACATCATTATATATAGTATATATGATAGAGTATTTAAATATACGGTGTCCATTTATAGAATTATGGTACGAGATTATTATAACAAAAAAGAAATCCTATCCCGAAACCTATTAAATAGAATATAATCATAATAAAACAATATTTACAACAATTGCTTTCCTCTTCCTTAGGTTTATGGAGTTCTACTATAATCTTTTTGACATCTTCATCTTCCATAATATTAATATTATTAACTCGAAAATATAAAGTTTCCACTGCAAATATAAAAAAGTATTACAAAGCTGAAAATTCTATTTCTATGACTTATATATATATTATATATAGCATAGATAGATTATAGATGCCCTAAATGAGATTAGAGTATGGTAGTATAGATCGTAGAGGCTTCATTATGCGAAGAAATGTGAGCTCTAGGTATTACTTGTCTTTAAAAGTCTCATCGTAGAGCTTTTTAACTATAAAACGGAAGAGCTCCATATTATATCGTAGATTAAAATACTCTTTGAGTTTATTAAACATTTCTTTCGTTTCATTATCTTTTACAACAAAATGGATGTATAAATCCTTTTTAGCCTTCTTATCTATTTCTGCTACCATAATACATTAAAACTCTTTTATTATATAAATACTAGTATTATAAATATTTAAATGTGTTGTTATTATTAACTTCTCTTACATTTAAAAAGTAAGCGAAACGTTTAAATACTCTCTTCCATATATAACTTATAGATAACTTATAGAAATGAAAAAATCATGGTAAATAAAAAAATTAATCAGAAAATAAAAAGAATTATTGAGAGTTATCTATAAGTTATATATGGAAGAGAGTATTTAAACGTTTCGCTTACTTTTTAAATATAAGAGAGGTTAATAATAACAACACATTTAAATATTTATAATACTAGTATTTATATAATAAAAGAGTTTTAATGTATTATGGTAGCAGAAATAGATAAGAAGGCT